CTTCATCGTCACTTTTTTTAGTTCCAAAGTAAATAGCCAAAGCTACCCCTATAATAATTATAACTAATAAACCAAATAGTCCGAGCATAGCTGCTTTTGCCATATCGGTGTTTCTTTTATTAGTAGTATATTTTTTTTTGAATTAACTTTTATAGTAAAAATCGTAATTACTATTACTACTTGTTTTACTTAAATTGTTAGAAGTTTTCAAGTAACACCATTGTGTTCCTCTAAGTTGTGAAAAAGCTTTACATTTTGGGAATGAGTCACACTTTTTTTTACACTGATCTAGCCAATCCGAACCGGTTGGGTATAGTCTAGACCTTTTCCAATCTGTACCAGCAAGTGTACCACCATTCCCCTTGCCATCGTAACCACTATCTAGATCTAGGTTTTGACTTGACCATAACACGGTATTATCTTTTTTTGTGTAAATAGGTTGAGGTGGAGGTGGAGGTATTTCACTAACTTTACCAACCCTCAAACTACGTTTACCATCAAGGACCTGGTATATTTCGTCAAGTTTAGCCGCGGGGCAATCAACACTACCCGGATAATTATTCCACGATCCCCATGTATTCTTATTTTTACTTCCTACATTGACTGTATCTGAACATATACGTCCACACCCCGGAACGTCTTGGTGAACTGCATTTGCGTGATTACACCATCCATCAACAGTACCAAGATGGATTTGGTTTGGTATACTGAATATAGTTGATTTACCGTTCTTTATATCGTACGTATATACGACAGGTATAGGATCCATATTACTACCCCTATTAGACGTTTCTGTGATTTTCGTAACCCCGTTCTCTTTTATTATCCAACCGGGTGCATATCGAGGTCGCGTATATACTATATCTATTTTATCAACCTTTTTATCGGATTTTATAGTAAATATCTTATCCCCTACACTGTACCCATTAGAATTCCATGATGCATAATTTTCCGTACCACTACCAATACTAAACATATTATCAGGTTTATTGTTTCTGTTAGGTGATTTGTGTATAGTCGTTTGTGCCTTTGTCGCTAAAACGCCGTCGAGTTTTATGTACTCAACGTGTATTCCAAGAGAAGCGGTTGTTTTGTTTATAATAAATTCGTACGTATATGATTCTGTTTCAGGTGCATCAATTTCCTCAAGTTTACTTGTATCTATTGACACTCCAAAATCATTTTCTGTAAACGTGACAGTTTTCGTATATAATTTAGTATCGGAACTAACTTTGTTATAGTACAGTTCGAGTGTATTATCGCCTATAATTCTGTTATCGAACTCTTTTTTATCCACTATGTTCATGGTCACATCGGTAAAGTCTTTGAGGTTACCCGCATCGCTATTTTCGTACTCGTGAATTTTGGTACCCGATTTATCTTTTAAAATAACGATCCATTTATCTACAACACCTTCAATACTCGCCTTATTTTTCCACGAAAGTTTGAGACCCTCGAGCGTGTACCCTTCGCTCCTGGGTTTTATACTATAAATCAAAAATATGATAAATAGAATGATAGTAATCAAAAGTATCATTTTATATATCACAAGATAATATTATTAAATTAAATTAATTTATTCCTCTTTCATTTCAATTTCTGGTTTCGTATTCGAAGCTTTAGATCTACTCATGAGTGCGTAAATGAAGATGCCCATAATGAGGGCGAGTACTATCAACATTCCAATTCCTTGGTAATCCATTTTTTTATATTATGTTATAGTATAAGATAAAAAATGCGTCCTTTTACCTCTGTCCTGATGGAAGCTGTATTTATTGGTCTTCTTTTACAAGGTTTAGTTATGGGTCTTACGAAATTTGTATATAAAGGTACGGGTGTTCTGATTTTAGCAGGCGCGTTAATACATTTATTGTTTGAGTATTCGCCTTTCGGCAATATTAATGAAAAGTGGTGTAAAATGATATTTAATTAAAAATTTATAAGTTCATCTATTATCGACCTTCTCTCGCGATCGAGTTCGAGTAAAATTTCATTTATTTCAGATTTTTGTTCGTCTATATCATCATTATATTCTTTGATATATTCTTTATAGAAATGACGTTCGTTACCTAAATTGAAACCTTTATCAATAAGTGCACCGAAAGTATACCTCGGTAATCTAACGTTAAGATCGCGAGCCATTTGTTTCACGGCTTCCTTTTTAACAACGCTCGTTATGTTTTTTCTATGTTTAAGAGCATCATATTTTTTCTCCGTTTCGTGTATTCTTCTGTTCACGTCATAAAGTTCATTTTCGAGTTCCATTTCACGAATACTTGGTGACGGTGTTAATACAGGAGGTAAATCCAAGTGGATAAAATCTCCTCGTCTCGAATGTGTTGATGGTGGTACTGTATCATATACCGTAACATCATCTTCTTCTAAATCATCTTCTAATGGTGGAAGACGTGGTGTAGTAGTAAAAGGAATGGGTATATCAACTCGCCGAACTACAAATTCATCTTCACTTTCAGAATCGTCATACTTAATATGATCGTGTATTTTTTTTAATGAATCACACATTTTAAGATAATCACCTTCAGAAATTATCTTAGAATTGAGATCTACTAATTGCATTAAATTGGTAAGGTATTCCATTTTTAATAAAGTATATTTATTTTATTTTTTATTACAACTTAGGTTTTAATTTCACCTTCTTCGAGTTCAGATTCAGGTTCAGTTTCGTATTCACTCTCGTTATCCAAGTCATCGATATTATCCGGTAAGTTATCGTATAAAGTTTCCCAGTTTACCCTATTCGTGATTTCATAGTCATCCATAAAATCTTCGTAAGAAATTTTATCGTTTACGTCGTATTCTTCATCGAGGTATGATTTCCAAAAATCAAGGTTCTTCTTAGTAATTTTATTCGGGAAAAGTTCGACTACAAATTCTTCACCCTCTTTGTATTTACACTCTTTGAGTATGTTTTTCTCGTCCTCCGCATAAATATCTAAAAAATAATTCAAAACACCAATCGGAGTTTTTAATCCGGGTAAAGTTGGTTCGTAACAAAAATCGATAAATTGTGCTTGACCGTACGACGTGTCCAATTTTTTATTAGAAATGGCTAAGTACGCGATAAATTTACGAGTACTACTTGGGATGAGGTGTTCAGGGTACCCAAAATCGGCGCGTAAACCATATACTTTACACGATTTACCCACCATTTCTGAACAGAGTTCATTAACGTCGGAAAGTTCAATGATTGAAGTACAGTTTTTGAGAAGTTCGTGAGTAAGCATCGTATTATATTACACATTAGTTGCTATTGTTTAAGTCTATATCATCAGGTAACGCGTTATAAAGTTCTGTCCAATCAACACACCCTTGAATGTTAAGTTCTTCAACAAAACATTTAATCGTTTCGCGATCGTTAAACTCGTATTTAAAGTAGTTTTTCCAAAAGTCAACCCATTCATTAGGAATGTGGCGCGGTACGATCTTTGTTTTTAACTCGTCAGAAAGCATTTTCAAACCAGGTTCAAGAATACCAATACGATGATCGTCTTCGTACTTTTCCTCATACAAAAAATCAATTAGGTGAATTCTATCGTTAAAGGTACTCACACCCATGTATGAAATATACTCAAGTTTCTTTGGGTTACAATTTTCTGGAAACCCGTGTCTGGGTTTAATACCATACACAGCCGTATTACATTTTCCAAAACTCGAAAAAACACCATCGAGGGGTTTAACTCTATCGAGAGTAACAGTTTGCTTAGTAAGTTCGTAAAGAAGAGACGCTTTCATTTTTGTTTTATATTATCTATAATTTCTTCATCACTTAGGTCGTTTTTAACAATGTTATACGATAAAGTCAAAAGTGCAAGCTTATACACAAAAAAACCAAATAACGATACGCTACAATTAAAATAAAACGGAGCTTCTGGGTTTGAATTCCACGCGGATTCAAAAGCAGCTACAAATATAGGTGGTAAAAATTGTTTAGGAAAAATACTCCCCAACTCTATCGTATCAACATAGTTCGAGAGTAAAGTTACATAGCCGTATGAAGATAATACACCAAGTGTAGCAGATAAACCATCTATAGGCTCATGACCTATAAAATTATATCCTATATATACACTTCCAAATTGTAAAGTGTTATATTTCAAACGATTTTTTATAGTTTCGTATTCAGAAATACTTTTACTTTTTTTTAAGCGACAAAAATGGTGCGTTGTTTTACGATTAGGATTTATTAAATTATATTTTATACATGTCATTACATTTTATCTAGTATATCTTCTTTAAACTTTTGTTCTTTCTTTTCGAACGCTTCACATCGTTCTATAGATTCATATAAACGAACTTGTAACTCGACGATTTTATCCTCGTGTACAAAATCGTCTTTAGGTACCGGTGATAATTCCCATAAAATACCGTACATTTTGTTATACATGAGTTCCCTTTTATAATTTTGTACCTCCCTATATTTAGAACGATTTAATTCGTTTGCGTATTTTACAATATCATGCGTATCCGTAAAACAAAACTCACTATACGCGTGTTCATGGAGTTCCGTACAGTTCTCGCCATCGCCGAATAAGTTTATCGAGTTTTTCAGTTTTTCCTCCCATACCGTATTTTCGTTTTTTGGGTGCTCCCGGGCACTCGAGAGAATGCGCGTCGTATTTATTAACTTTTTCCCATATGATCCTCTGTATATCTCCCGGGAGATTGTTTGTCGCTTGACAAAAGGCGAGAATGTAATCGTACGTGTGTAAGGCGATATAGTCTTCCATTTCATTTTTTATTATTTTTCCATGTATTGTATAACTTAGGTTGTTTTTTAACTTCTAAAACTATAGTTTCATTTGATTCGTTCTTAGCAATAACATAATCATAATCACATAATCTAACAGATGGAGACATTTCATTTTTAGAATATATTTTTGGTTTCAGTGTTAATAAATTACACACACTCGAATAAAAACTAAACATAGCTATTTTTAACCATTATTTTTTTATATTACACATACAAGATGGTATCGCTCCAGGACTTACCAAAAAAGGTACAATACATAATTGTGGATTCCGAATTTGTTAATGGTACAAACAACACGTTCACGATCGATTTATCGCTCGAATCCAATCTACACATGGAGGAAATATCAGAAGTGATTGGTATAAAACCAGTTGATTTTTATATCACACAAATCGGTGAGAACGATCTAGGCAATACAAACGTCGCAAAGTATATAGATATAGTCTGTCCTGATATCCCAAAACGTGGACAGATACTGAATGAACGTAACGGACAGATTTTAGCACGCGTACCGTTGGAACGAAGTTTCACTGGAAGCAATGATTTTATCATGCGTGATAAACAATGGAGAGCGTTCCAGCGTCAAACAAATTTTTTTAATCCCATATCGATACAAAAACTTAATTTTAAAATATACGAATCACAAGGCGACGGTGATTATAAAACACTCCAACCGGATGCGAATTGGTACATGGTTCTTGAAATAACAACCATAGACGTTAAAGAAAAACCAACGGATCGCGAACTTCAAATATTAGAAGCTTTACGTAAACTTATAGGCAAGATAGATGAACTTAACGTAAACGTTAAGAAACTTCCCGATAAGGAGGATATCGAAAAAATGGAAAAAGAGAAAAAGAAAAAATATCCATTTCGTTACTTAGTACTATTCATAGTATTAATAACCAGTGGTTTTGTTTTTGTTAAAAATAAAT